CGCGAGCCTCTCGTGTGGCTTCCAGCCACTACGTCGGACAACCGACGGTCTATCCTCTCGCCTTGGAAAAGCGATCGGCCCCTTAGACAAGGGTTCTTAGTAGTGTGTCTCAATGACACCGAACGGCAACGATCTAACAGGAGGATCCCGATGCCATGGAGTAGCTCTAAAACCGGTCCGTACCTCACCTTCTGGGTGAAGACTGATTCGTTCGGAAACGGATATTTCGTCACCTCCCCTTACAGGGAGTGGTCGGAAGATTCCTATTCGAGCGTTCAAAAACGGAAGCGGCCTGCTGTTCTATCGGCACCTAGCAGTCAAACGAACTACAACCGTTCTTATGTTCGGACCAATAGAGGCATGTTCTATGCTGGCAGTCTTGGCGGTCGACCGATTCCATTGGTCGCCGACCCGAGTGCCATGTCACTGAACTTTGCCTCTACCGAACAGTCAGCTCGGGATATAGCTGCGTCGAAGCTCCGTATGCACCTTAAAGATCAGGTGTGGAATGCAGCGACAACGTTTGGGGAACTCCACAAGACTCTTGAGTTCTTTGTGGACACTGCGAAAGATCTACTCGCCACCTACCGGTTAGCCCGAAAGGGCGACTTGCTCGGTTTATCCGAGTTCTACCGGCAGTACGACATGTATGGACGGAGACGCAAGCCTCCGTACAAGCGCGTCGCGAACCGATGGTTGCAATGGCGTTATGCCGTTCGACCTCTGGCGTACGATCTTGAGGACATCCTGACAGAGTTTTACTTGTCAGGGGCGAGACCGGTGGTTTCGCGGACTGTAGGGAAAGGGAAAGACACATATACCAAGTCAACAACTTGGGCAACCGGCTACACTGGTCTAGCGACTCGTGGAGAACGTGCCATAGTCGAGGCAAAGTACGTGTGCACATACACCCTGGAACCCAGTCTAACGTCCTGGAAACGTCTTGGCTTACTCAACGTACCCGCGCTCCTTTGGGAGCTTACACCGGGTTCGTTCCTCTTTGATTGGGTTTTGCCGATCGGAACGTGGCTAAACGGTTTGGATGCGGACGTCGGCGTAAATGCCGTGTCCACTACCCTTGCCGTCAAGTACGATCTGTTCGACTCGATCTATGTCAATGGAGGCCAGTCAACTTCGACTGGGAAGGTCTATTCCCGAGCGATCGGGGGTATTCCGAGCCAACCTGCGCCCGTCTGGCGCACTGCCGATTACGACCTCAAAAATCGTATGGTAGACGTTCTTGCTCTTTTGACTCAGGCTTCGACTCTGAAGTCTGCCACTAACCTACGGCTCTAACCGAGCTTAGCAACAAAGGAGGACCTCATGGTCCAAGCAGCCGCCATCGTACTCAATGATGGTGCAGCGACTCCCGTCGCCGTCACGTTCTCTCCCGAGCGCGTGACACCGGAACGTTGCGTGTTCGTCGATCGTCGCAAGACGACCCGCGCACTCCAGCCTTCGTTCACGATCGAGTTCTCCCCGCCGTCCAACGGTCGTCAGACCTACCGGACGAATCTGTCGTTTGACTACCCGATCGAAGGTCTGGTGAACGGAGTCGCCTCCGTCATCGGCCACGGTCGCTTCGTCAACGGCGATTGGATCGTGCCGGACTTCATGTCCGACGTGGACCGCAAGCACATGCGCGCCTTCGTGGCGAACGCACAAGATCACGCCTCGATCAAGGCGTACATCGAAGCTTACGACCCCATGTACTGACTCGCGCAAGCCTCCCGGCTTGAAGGGACTTTCGAGTTCCTTACCGAGTTGATCGCAGTACAGATCCAACTGGAGAAAGATCATGTCAGGAAGACCTCATCACGCTAGTGAGAGATCGGGTAACCGGATTACCGGGCCCTCGGAGGGTTACGTCGTGAGACGTTATCTCAGCCTGTGTGTCGCTCTCGACACACCAGTCGCCCTCTCCTGCTGGCTTATGGCCAAGCACGGGGAGTGGGATCAGTTGGTATCGAAGAAAATCGATCCACTGAGCTATCTGTCCTCCGCGTCATTTGAAGTCGACTACCTCGCGGTGTCGGTGCTATCAAAGGCGCAATTCCTCCGAACGAGCTTTGACCGCAGACAAGCTGCTGTTGAAGCCTTTTGGGCTGCAGAGAGTGCCTGCTCGAACACGAACGAGCGCATATCCCTATTAGAGCAAGGTCTAATCTGCCCATTGCAGGCAGACACGCACGGAGTCCTTCACAGGGCCCGTGAGTGGTTGCTCCGAACCCTCGGAGCATCCCCGTCGTCACTTGCAAAGCAATTAGATCCCTCGAGAGGGGTACCGTATCGCTTCGGACCGGGTGTCACAACCCTTGTTAAAGGGGAGTTCTGTGGTGCTGACAAGTACACGCGTCGAGTAGACGTGTCTCCTGCTCTCTATCCGTTTTGGCGCGATGTGGCCGGCCCGAGATGGGCCGCCCACGTTGAGGACGTGAGTCTTCGTGCGTCGAATAAGGTAACGTTCGTGCCCAAGAATGCGAAAACACATCGCACGATTGCCGTGGAGCCCCATGTGAATGGGTATGCTCAGCTAGGGATAGCTGAGCTGCTTCGGATCGCGTTACGACGCGCTGGCATTGATCTGGCTACGCAGGCGGATAACAACCGCTCCTTAGCCGGAGTCGCCGAGTCTTTGGACTTGGTGACCATCGACCTTAAAGCTGCCTCCGACACTGTAAGTCGTAGCGTAATCTGGAACCTCCTCCCGGAGGCCTGGGCTGCGCTTCTCGACACTATCAGGTCACCTTACGGCGACTTGGACGGGGTGGAGTTCGAATACGCAAAGTTCTCCTCAATGGGGAACGGATGTACGTTCGAGCTCGAAACTCTCCTGTTCTTGGCGTTAGTCCGCGCGAGCGGATCGAAGGTTTGGGCCGTCTTTGGCGATGACATCATCTGTGAGAGGAGCGTCGCTAGTACCCTGCAAGGGGCGCTGGCTTTTCTCGGCTTCACAGTGAACGTAGAGAAAACTTTCTTAGATGGACCTTTCCGAGAGTCCTGTGGTCACGATTACTTTCACGGCGTAAACGTTCGGCCCTTCTTCTGGAAGGAACTGGATGTTACGCTGTGGTGGAAAATCGCAAATGACCTTAGGTCGTTCTCTTTCAAGTTTGAAGCGGGTCATCCGTGCCGTCGGGCCCTGCAGCGGATTGTGCGGGAATGTCGTGAAGACACTCCTCGCGCTCTTCGTTGTTTGGTGCCTGAAGGGTATGGAAGCTTCGGACTTGAGTCAAATCCTCCTATCGATTTTGACTCGGTAGCATCCAGAGTTAGTCACCTCGGTGATGACGCTCGGGGGTTTGATGGGTTCTCGTTCCAGGCCGTGACCTTTAGGCCTAAGAACCGCTCTGTAATCGGAGACTATCAGGCATACCTTCGGGCGCTTGATGGCTTCGGTTACGACGGAACGGGGGAAATCTCCTTTCGTAAGAGTGGATCGTGGAAGAAAGTCCGGTTATACTCCCTAGGGGTATGGCCAAAGCAGGACAGTAGCATCTAAGCTACTTTTGCCCATTTTGGGCTGGACCGG